ATGGGAAATGTCATCGCTTTGACAATCAAAAGAAAAAGGCTTTTGTCTCAGCTTATGAAACGAAAAGCCCTGAACCTTGAAGGCCCTGAAAAGCGCGTGATGCTCCTCAGGGCCAGAATGGCAGATCTGGATGCAGACAGGCTTGAGCAAAAATACGGCATTCCGGCTTAACTGGTTAGCCGGGCAGGGAGAACGCTATGGGAAAAGCCGTTGAATTCTTAAATCCCGATGAGCGGGCGGCCATCGCCAGGGGGTGTTTTCAGGTAGATCCCCGCAGCAGCAACGAAAAAGAGCTGCGGGGCTTATGCCCCTTCCATGACGATCAAAACGCGTCTTTTTCCTACTCTCCGGAAAAAGACGCATACAACTGTCTGGCATGTGGTGCTTCCGGGGATCTCATCAAATTATGGGGCCATGCCCAAGGCAAGGCATCCCCGAAGGAGGCGTTCCAGGCATTCTGTGGCCAGTACAAGCCACAGGATCAGCCAGCAGGGGACAGTGTGCCAACGACAGAGCAAATGGCAGCGGTGTGGGATCAGTTCCCCCCTCTGCCTCCGGAGATGTGCTCCCGTCTGTGCCGGGACAGGGCATGGACCGAGGACGGGATCAAATCTCTGGACCTCAGACTGCAAACCCTCAGGTGGAATCCCAAGCTCGGTGGTTTTGTAGATGACAGGTACAAAAACCGAATAGCCTTTGCGGTGCGGGACGATTCCGGAGAAATCCGGAACATCCGCTCATATATGCCCGGCGCCAGGGAGTTCAAGCTCCTTTCCGTTGCCAAGGGCATGGGCGAAAGCCGCCTCTGGCCGCATCCTTCCACCCTGAAGGATGGCCCTGTCTGGATCTGTGAGGGCGAGCCGGACGTAATCTGCGCCCGCAGCCACGGAATCAATGCCATCACCCAGACCACGGGTGCCCTGAGCTGGAAAAAGCAGTTCAATCTGGTATTTGAGGGCCGGGATGTGGTGCTGGCCTATGATGCCGACGGCGCAGGGATTCGGGGGGCCGACAAAGCCGCGGCTTCCCTGTCAAAAGTGGCGGCGTCGGTTCGTGTTTTAAAATGGCCCGACTTCATGGGCCGGGTGGATGGTGCGTGGCCCGAAAGTGGCGGTCAGGATCTGACGGACTGGTTTGCAAAGCACAGGCGGTCTGCCTCCGAGCTGGAAGAGCTTTTGGGCGAAAGCCCCGCCATCCAGAGAGATCCCGGCAGGCCTGAGTCTGTGGAGCGGTTTTTTTCCGGCCGCTCTTTTCAGCATGCAAAACTCGCCCGAGAGCTGTACCGGGAAAACCCCCTGATTTTCGATACCAAAACAAAGACCTTATACAGGTGGAACGGGAAGAATTGGGCCAGTATCAGCGAAATGGCGATCCAGCAGCGGGCACAGGCCCTCCTGCAGGATGAATCCACCATGGCGAGGATATCCGATGCCACGTCCCAGGTGGCTGTCATGGCGGCCATGCCTGCGGAGCAGGAGCTGGACAACAATCCGGATCTGGTGCCCCTTGAAAATGGCATGCTCAGCCTCTCCACGGCGGAGCTGCTGCCCCATGTCAAAGAGCATTTGAATACATACAGGCTGCCGGTGTCCTTCGATCCTGATGCAAAATGTGAGCGCTGGCTGCAGTTTTTGACAGAGACCATACAGGATGCGGCCACCATCGCTGTGGTGCAGGAGTGGTTTGGGTATTGCCTCACCCGTGACACCAGCCACGAAAAGGCCATGTTTTTGATCGGGCCGGGGTCTGATGGCAAATCGACATTTTTACACGTTATTCAGGAGCTGATCGGGGAGCGCAATTCATCGGCGGTCAATATGGCGGACATGGCCAAAGAGCATTACAGGGCCACGCTGATAGGAAAGCTCCTTAACACCGCCTCCGAGACCGAAGGGGCGGCTTTTGAGTCCGACTGGTTCAAGGCCATCGTTTCCGGTGACAAGATTTCCGCATCATTCAAATTCAAGGACGTCTTCGATTTTTCCCCCTACGTCAAGCTGATGTTTGCCAACAATCGCTGGCCAAAGGTCAAGGACAACTCGGACGGCTTTTATCGGCGCATCCTGCCCATCAAATTTAAAAGGCAGTTCAAGGGCAAGGCCATCCAGAAAAACCTGAGGGCGATTCTGATAGCAGAGCTGCCCGGTATTCTGCTGTGGGCGCTGGTGGGGCTGGAGCGGCTGCGGCTGCAGGGAGGGTTCACCCATTCCGATGACATCCACCGGACGCTGGTGGAATACCAGTTTGCCAATAACCCGGTGCAGGCATTTGTGGATGAAGAGTGCCTGACGCAGCCGGAATATGATGGGCAGGGCCTGAGCGTGAGCAAGAAGGGCCTGTATGATCGTTACAGGGCCTACTGCACGGGGTATGGATTTCATCCTATGAACATCGTGCATTTTTCCAGAGAGCTTTTGACCATTCTGCCCCACGTCAAGGAAACCCGTCCCGGCGAGCGGGGCGGCAGCCGCCAGAGGCATTTTGATGGTGTGGCTCACGTGGACAGAGGTGTCATATAATGGCCCCCTCTCTCCCCCACACCCCCCCACGGGACAGGGCGTGTCCAGGTAAACTGGCCAAATGTCCAGCCCGTGTCCAGGTAAACACGTTTACGGCGTTTTCAGATTTTCAATTAAATCAGAATATTACAAGCCGTGTCCACCGTGTCCAGGTAACTTCCGAAATACGCGCATGCGCGAGGGGGTTATTTTACCAAGCCACAAGCCAAGCGAAGACTCATAGTAGTTTAATAGAGATTTACCTGGACTTGACGGACACGGAATATAAAAGACTGAAAATAAAAGAAAAACAAAAATGCCTTAAACCAAGTTACCTGGACACGGGCATTTTTCAAAAACTTTTTAATGGCAAAGCCATTGAAAATAAAGGGGTATTTTATGTTCCTTGAAAAATACCCTCAGCTCAACCGGTTTACCGGGGGGCAAATCCTCTCCACGGGGAGCGAAGAAACGGCAAGCGCATCAAACCACAGCCCGGTCACGGCGGGGCTGCCGACGCACACTGGTGCGACTCGGGATGGACAAGCACCGCAGGCTTTCGAGGAGGGGGTTTCTTTAGAGGCAGTAAACAGCGTCGGCACCACTGGCGTCCGAGAGGCAAGCGCATCAAACCACAGTTCGGTCACGGCTGGACTGCCGACACACACTGGTGTGACTCGGGATGGACAAGCACCTGGATGCACGGGGCAGACGCACTGGCGGGACTTTCCCGCCGTTGTGGCACTTTCCGAGTTCCTGCGGTCAAAACCCATGGGCATTTCTCTGGCCAGAGATCCGCACTGGCGGATCATCCTGAGAGCCAGGCCCGGCGTTACGCCTGAGGAACCGGAGCGATGGGAGTTCTACCGGCAGGCCTTGGCATTGGCCGAGACTGCGCTGCCGGATCTGTACGAGCTGATGGACCACGGCAGGATGGGCCTGCCACTGGCCGACCCCCACGGAAACCAGCGCCGTTGAACCGGCCAAGGTACTACCCGGCCCCCGGCCCTGTACGGGGCGCGGAGGCGCGAAGTTCGTGCACAGTGAAAACCGAAAACGGAACGGAAAACGGAAAAGTCTGTGATTCCGGAGGGTTTTTGGGGGATTCCGTCATGGAATTGACGCTGCAAAAAGAGTTCCCGCCTTAGGGGCCAGCAGCCTAAACCCTTACAAACCGCCGGAAAGTGCGCAAAAAAGGTACCCGCTGGAGGGGCCTCGCGCACGAAGAAAGTCCAGCCATTGGGCTGGCAGTCAGTACCCGGCCCATTGGGGTCGGTCGGGAGCGCAAAGGTACCCGCTTAAAGGGGCCTGTCGTTCACAAGAAAAAAAGTCCAGCCATTGGGCTGGCGGCAGTACCCGGCCCATCGGGGTCGGTCGGGAGCGCAAAGGTACCCGCTTAAAGGGGCCTGTCGTTCACAAAGAAAAAAAGTCCAGCCACTGGGCTGGCGGCAGTACCCGGCCCATGGGGGTCGGTCGGGAACGCAAAGGTACCCGCTTAAAGGGGCCTGTCGTTCACAAAGAAAAAAAGTCCAGCCATTGGGCTGGCGGTCAGTACCCGGCCCATTGGGGTCGGTCGGGAGCGCAAAGGTACCCGCTTACAGGGGCCTGTCGTTCGCAAAAAAAGTCCAGCCATTGGGCTGGCGGCAGTACCCGGCCCATTGGGGTCGATCGGGAACGCAAAGGTACCCGCTGGAGGGGCCTGTCGTTCACAAAGAAAAAAAGCCCAGCCATTGGGCTGGCAGATACCCGGCTGAAGAGGCCGGAAGGAGCGCACAAAGGTACCCGCTTAAAGGGGCCTCGCGCAGGTTTTTGGGTTCAGGATTCATGGAAGGAGAAGGGATGGAGGAGACCCCGCCTGAAAGGGAGTTCAAGACCCTGATGGACGTCCTGCGGTTTTTGCAGGGAGAGGGCTTTTCCATCGAAAAGACCAAGCTCTATCAGGATCAGAAGAGCGGGCTGATCCGCTACAAAAAGGGCCAGCCCATTACGGAAACGGAAGTTCTGGCCTATGTGGCCAGATGCGAGCTGGAAAAGACCGACGGCGGCAGCCCCATCACCGCCGCCCGACAGCTGGAAAAGGACAACGCCGCCAAGCGTGCTCTGGCGCTGGAGCTGATGGCCCAGAAAAGGGAGATGGTGGCCCTTCAGCTGGCACGGGAAAAAAAGAAGCTGGTGGACAGAAGCGAGGTGGATCAGATGCTGGTGGGCCTCCTTCAGGTTCTCGACACCTCGTCCAAGCAGCTCATGGATCGGCTCATGCCGGACATCGCCCGCATGGTGGGCGGAGACGGTGCCAAAGCCAACCTTGGCCGGGATCTGCTCCGTCAGGAGTGGGATGCCATGATGCACCGGCTTTCCCGCACGGAAGCCTTTTCCCTGAAGTACGCGGAGGATGAAGGGGATTTTTCGGAAGACCTCCCCCCGTCCGTCTTCGGGCAGGAGAACAAAAACCCATAACCCCACAGGCCAACCCTGCGGGATAAAAAGCCCAGGCTGAAATTCCTCAGACCTACGGGATAAAGACATCCGCAGACAGCAAACTCCGCCCTGCGGAAAAACCGCCTCAGGCGGCAACCCTAACCCATCCGAAGGGATGACCCCATGGAAATGCAGCAGCCCATCCCCTCCTGGATGCCGGAGACCTACCGCAGCGTCATCCGCCATTCAGGCCACAGCATCCGTTTTCAGCCCCTGCCGGGGGTGAGACGGGTGATGCGCAGGCCCCGGCCCATGTCCATTGCGGACTGGTCGGAAAAATACCGCTACGTGACCCTTTCGGCCATCGAAGGCCCGTGGCGGCACGAGAACGCGCCCTGGGCCGAGGGCATCATGGAGATTTTGGATTTTCCCTCTGTGGTGAAGGTGGGGCTGTGCAAGTCCGTGCAGTCCGCAGGAACGGAAACCGCCCTGAACATGGTCGGCTCCCGCATTGATCAGCAGAGCGCCAAGGTGATTTTTGTGTATCCGGACAAGGACACGGGCCGCAATGTCATGAAAAAGCGCATCGTGCCCATGATCCGCAATACCCGGCAGCTGTCCCGGCACCTCACGGGGTATCAGGATGATGTGCAGGGGCTGTCGGTGCAGCTTTCCCATACATGGATCAAGATCGGCTGGTCCGGATCTCCGGCAAGCCTTGCCTCGGACCCGGCCGACACCGTGGTGCTGGACGAGGTGGACAAGTACATGCCCTTCACCTCCAACAAGGCCGAGGCCGGGCCCATCGAACTTGCGGAAAAGCGCACCACCACCTTCCGCCGTCTGGGACGGGCGAAGATCTTCATGCTCTCCACGCCCACCACGGAGAACGGCCCCATCTGGAAGTTCATGGAAGAGGAAGCGGAGCTGATCTTTGACTGGCATGTCCGCTGCCCGGACTGCGGCAGGGAGCAGAAGATGGCCTTCAGCCGCATCCGATGGCCCGAAGGCAGCGCTGCGGACGCCTCCCGGGTGGAATCCCAGCATCTGGCCTGGTACGAGTGCAGCCACTGCCCCTCCCACTGGGACGATGAAAAGCGGGACATGGCCGTGCGCCACGGCAGATGGCGCTCCCGGGACAAGGGCCTTTCCATATCCGCAGCCCTGCAATCTTCCCGGCCCAGCCGTGTGGGCGTGCATTTTCCCGGATGGAATTCCCTCTTTGTGACCCTTTCGGAATGCGCGGCCTCCTTTCTCCGGGGGCTTACCAGCAAATCCGCCCTGCGGGATTTCTGGAACAACTACGCCGCCGAACCCTGGAAGATTGTTTTAGAATCCACCTCCGAGGCCGAAGCCCTCAAGGCCCGCTGCGCCCTTGCCCCCGGCATGGTGGCCAATGAGGCCGTGGCCCTCACCTGCGGCATCGATCAGCAGCACGGGGGCTTTTTCTGGGTGGTTCGCGGCTGGGACAGGCACTTCAACTCCTGGCTGGTGGAAAGCGGATTCTCGCCGGACGAGGCGGATCTGGATCATCTTTTGTATGAGCGGAGCTGGCCCATCGACGGAGAACCGGGCCTGCGGATGAAAATCTGGCGGGCGGCCCGAGATTCCGGCGGCAACGCCTACGACACGGGCCAGACCATGCGGGACGAGGCCTATCTCTGGTTAGACAGCCGCTGGGGCCTCTGCCGTGGGTGTCAGGTCTGGGTGACCAAGGGCGCATCCACCAGCCTCCCCACCTTCAGCAAGCTGGGGAACCCCCTGCGCCAGACCCGCTCCGGCAAGAAGCTGCGCTCCGGCGCGCGCCTCATGCTGCTGGACCCCAACCGGCTCAAGACCTCCTTTTTCGAGCGTCTGGAAAACGCCATTCAGGGCCGTGGCCATGCGGGCTATCTCCATGAAGGTGTGGCCGAAGGATCGGACTATCTGCGCCAGATCACGGCGGAAGAGCTTCGGGAAGAGGCGGGGCGGCAGGTCTGGGTGCAGCTTCGAAAAGACAATCATTTTCTGGATTGCGAGTGCATCGCCCTGGCTCAGGCCCTGTGGGAATGGCCCGGCGGCGGCGTGAACCTTCTTCAGGATCGGGTGAATGTGGTGGAAGAAGCGGCCCCACCGCCTCCGCCCCGGAGGCCGAAGGGCGAAAGGCCGGAGAAGGGGCGCAAGCTTCCCGGCTGGCGGGACAGGATGTGAGCCATGGCAATTTGTAAGACGGACAGGAAAAAGGAGGCGGCATGAAAACCAGCCCCACGGCCCTTGTGGGCTTAAAAGAAATTTGTGCCTACGCGCGGATGAGTACGCCGAGGGTGAAGATTGCCATTCAGGAGTATGGATTTCCTGCCCGGCAGATCATCGGAACGGAGTGGCAGTCGGACATGCAGCTGGTGGATGAATGGCGACGGGAGAGGATTGGGCGGGGGGCTGCGTGAGGGGAAACAGAAAAGAAAGGAGAAGGCCATGAAAACGGAAAATATCTCAGAGGAAATGATTGAAAGACTGTACTGGGCGGCTGTGCATTTCAGGGATTTCATTGCCATGCAGCCGAATGCCAGCCCCGTGATCTGGTGCGGGGACAGGAAAAGCTGGGTGGTGAATATGCCGCACTATAAAAGTGCCTGTGAGGCGGTGAGGGAATTTGAGATGAAGGTTTACGGTAAAAAGCCCAGATTCCGCCTGATATTTATGGGGTCAAAAATTCCTGATTTTGAGAACTCGGAAAAAGAGGATGAACTTTTTCTCAAAAAACTTGAAAGTATGCGCTGGACAGTGCCTTCGGGGGGTGGTTCAAAGGCATAAAAAAGGTGATAAAAACTAAAAGGGGTCTGACCCCTTTTAATTCAACGCCTGAGCTAAAAGGGGTCTGACCCCTTTTAGCAAAAGGTGCCTGCCTCCTTTTGGTCATAGCTATATTCGGCGGCTAATTATTGCACGATATTCATTGGCAATAATGAATCCGTGAAACTGAATTGCAGCAATTACGATGCTTAAAAAAAGGCACGCTACACGGATCGAGATAGCAAATGCCCAAGCCCAATTAAACGGGTTACCACTGGTGACGGGGAAAATCAGTGCAAACCCATGGGCGATTCGTTCAACTACCAACAATCCAACCACAGAAAACGCATTCACTAAGATTTCTTTTTTTAGCTCGGTTAGTTTCTCAATCACCTTATTATAGTTGGTTCCTTCACTATTATTTTCATTTGCTGCGACATCCTTTATCACACTGTCAACATATGCATACAAAGCATATGACAACGTGCCGGTAATCATTGCAATAACAATAAATGCAGATAGTAGTTCTTGAAAAATAAGTACAGAAAGTCCTTCTATATAATAAGTAACGCAAAGTGCCGTACTAAAAGCAAGAATGAAAAGTAAAATAAATCTAGTCATTTTTATCGTCGCGAGAGAGGTTTTCAGCTACGGTCATTACCTGAGCAACCAGTCCTGCATCAATTACTTCCCTTCCCGGTGCAGGTAGCCCCGTTTCTAATTCAAGTTGTCCTTCATGATGGACTTCATCTTGAGTCGGGACAGGTAGTTCAACTAGAACTGCGGCTTTTTCACTAGTATGTTTCTTTTTACCACCACGAGTACCTTCAGTTATCAATACCCACCTCCCTTCACCTTCAGATGCATAGTCAATATAATCAGCTATAGGCTCCTGAGGAATTACCAAATCCCCGGATTCGTTTTCAAGCGCTAACGTTATTTCGTCTTGCCCATAAAGCTTTTTTAATTCTTTTAATGCTTCACGAGCCTTTTCATTGGTACGGAGAATATTCGGTGAGATTAGCTTTATTTCTATTTTATAAATTTTCTTATGTTTCTTTACAATAGACCAGAATTCTATCGTCTTAGTTTTTAGTTCAACAAAAATTCTATGATTATATTTCTCTAATACAGGATCGCGAAGGCCGGATTGAATCGCATTTGCTATTTGTGATTCTGTACCAAATTTCCAATCCCTTTGCACAAAAATATATTGTTCGTGCATATCAAAAACTGCTACAAGCGGAACCCAGTCATCTTTTTCATGCGCCACAATATCACCGGGTATTTTTTCACCGACATGCGCGGTTCTTAACTTCGCAACTTTTCCAACCATGTACCGCCCATCTTGGAACCGATAAAGATCCGTTGGCTCTGTTTTAGAAAATCCAACGAACGCATAACGTACATTATAGCGATCAAACTCTCTATCACCCAAGAGCGAAACGATTACAGCGGTTCCTTTGGGGGTTGGTACTGGAACGCAAACTGTACTTCCTTGAGATTCCTCGACAAGTGAATACCTGAGAACAAAAAAATTACCTGTATTCTTCATTCTTTCACCATAAAATAAGAGCCCCTCCTCTTTTAGTCCGTTTTTACATTGCTAAAGGTACTTTTTTGTAATCAATTTCATTGAATCAATCATCTCATTCTCTGATTCACGAAATAATTCTAGTGCATCAATTCCAGTCTCATCTATCTTTTTTAAAGCCAGTTCGTAGTAAAAGGGGTCAGACCCCTTTTAGCTGTTATCTTAACTCCTTCGCTGTCTGCCCTTGTAGAGTTAAAAGGGGACAGACCCTTTTTAATGATGGAGCGTGCGGCTTTTGGATTAAAAGGGGTCTGACCCCTTTTGTCATTTATCTAATGCAAAAAATAAGATCTCACCCCTTTTCCCAAAAAAAGCAGGTCTCCCACTTTTTGTCGCCTAGCCGATCAACTCGTCTAGAGAGAGGACTTCTGTTGGGTAACCGAATTTTTTATATATTATTTTAGCTCTTTCTCTTAACCTCTTGTCTTCTGTAATAAAATATTTTGAGTTAGAAGCGTATAAAATGTGTTCCCAGTCATAAGTTCCACTAATTACAGCACCTACTTCTTTATCACTTTTAAATCGCAAACAATCTAGTGTCATAAAGAAAGCGTAAAATGCTACACGCAATGTTATATAGTTGTTTTTTTGGACGTTATCAAGCAATAGGGATTTTCCGTTATTAAATCCATACAATTTCATAAAAATGTTATTAAATTCTTCATCACTTATCTCTTCAATCTTAATACCTTCTTTATATTTTTCAAAAAAAACAAATCTGTCACCGAAATCCACCAAGCGCATTTGCTCTTCTAACGCTGTCAATTTTTTATATGCAAGTACCTGAGGAATACACTTAGCTGGATCTATCTTGCCATATCCAAAACGTGGATACGAATCATTAATTACAGTTAAGATCTGGTTGTTTGTGATCTCACTAATGACTTCAAAATATTCACTTTGAATACTTGCACTATTGCATTTAATTATTTCATCTATATGCACAAGACTATAAACAATTTTTGAGTTAAAATGTCTTTTTATGTCGCTATAAATTTTGGAGCTTCTTCTGCATTGATCAAAAATATTTTGATCAAAATAACAAGTATCTATTAAACTAATTTCATTTATCCGAAACCCTGATGGAGGTTTATGTGCCTTTATAAGTTCTTCAGCAATAGATTTTTTTCTTTTATCTTGGACATACATAGCAAATTGATGTCTCGGCGTATTTAATAGTTGGAAAAAAAAATCACAATCACTACAGTCGCCAGCTCTATTTTCATCCAACAAATCAACTATAACACGTCTTAATTCATGACTAAAATCCTTACCATTTAGTCTTACAGATTCCAACAATTCACATACTGCAACTTCATATTTACATCTTTCACAAGCCATTTCCATTTCATAATTCCTTTAAAAAATATCAAAAAAGTATTGTTTTATTGGATGGATATAGTCTTCCATAGTCTCCAAGCTACATAATGCATCCGCTCGACGCACCCTCTAAAAAACGATCCTTTCCCATACCCCACCCATCCGCCTCTGACAAGCCCCAGCGTCCGTTTTCCGTAATTTTCTCCCATTTCCCCCGATCCGCTACAGTGTCTTGACATTCCATTCCGGTCTGGGTACAGTTTTCATGCTGCGGCAAAAAACCGCAGTCGGGATTAGCCTCCCGATCAGCACAGAGCCTAGCGCCCCCACCATAATGAATACGCAGGCGCATTTTTTGCGCCCTCGCTCACCCTTATGGCGGAGCTGTGCGGGGCTTCTTCGGAAGCGCCGGTTCTCTGTGCCCGGTAAGGCTAACCCGCCCAGCTCTGCCACCCACTGATTAGCCTCAGTTGTGGCGGAATCCTTCACCTACTCAAAGCACAGAGGATCGCCATGAAAAACAATCTGCCCACCATCGACTTTACCTTTCAGAACAACACCGTAAGAACCATCGAAAAAGAAGACGGAAGTTTCTGGTTCATTGCAAAAGACGTTTGCGATGCCCTGGAGATTACGTGGAGCGGCAACAAGATTCTTGCCAGTATTCCGGAAAACTGGAGGGGGGTCGTAAAACTCACGACCCCCCTCCAGAATCAGCACGGCGTGTACGGCGAACAGGATCAGGAGTTCGTCACCATCAACGAACCCGCCCTGTACAAGCTGGCCTTCCGATCCAACAAACCCGCCGCCGAAGATTTCACCAACTGGGTGGCCTCGGAAGTGCTTCCCGCCATCCGCAGAACAGGCCGCTTCTCCGGAACGGGTCCGGCCCTTGCCACGGAAGCCCCGGACAGGGAAGACCAGATCCGCCTTGCCCGGAAGCTCGTGGGGCAGGTGAACGCCATCCTCCGGGATATGCCCGCCCTCAGCCGCCTGTATCAGGATCTGGGCGTTTCCGTGAACGATGTCCTCCGCACCCTCTGCGTCCTCAGCCCGGACATCCACCACGAAGCCTATCTTCAGTCCCTCCGGGATCATGATGCCGCAGCACGGCCCCGGAACTGATCCATAAACAAAGCCCCTGCATCCTTTTTCGGTGCGGGGGTTTTTGTTTTATCCAGCCAAGGCCCCAACCCCCGTCAAGCAAAATCAAGCCCCATTCAGCCAAAAAGAACACCCATCCACGCACATCTAAGCACCATCTAAAAAAGCCCCCCCATTCCGGCCCTATAATCTCCGCAGAAATGATCACCTGAAAGGGGTGACCCCTTTTATGAAAAAAAGGAGCGGAACATGGATACAGCGGTACAGGTTTTTGAAAATCGGGAGTTTGGGCAGGTTCGCATTGTTGAAGGACGGAACGGCGAGCCGTGGTTTGTGGCAACTGACATTGCAAGGGCGTTGGGTTATGAAAAGCCAAACAACGCAATAAACAGCCATTGTAAAAAAGTCAATAAAATCAATTACCCTGAAACAGGGCACCCAATAAATATTATCCCAGAGGCTGATCTTTACAGGCTCATAATGAGATCAAACCTTGAATCGGCTGAAAATTTTCAGGATTGGGTGGTTGAAGAAGTCCTCCCCTCCATCCGGCGCACCGGGGCATATCAGATCCCCCGCAACGACCACCCCCTCAAAATCCTGATCCAGAAGGATTTTTGGGCAGCGGAATGTGTTGCCGACATGCTCCGGGTTTCCGATGACTCCCGGCTGGCCCTTTGTTATGCCATCTATGACCGCCATGGTCTGGATAAATCTGTACTGCCCCAGTACACGGAAGCACCCCGCCAGCGCATGTCCGCATCGGCCCTTTTAAAAAAACACAACGTGGACATGAGCACCATCAGATTTAATCAGCTCATGGTGAACAATGGGATGCTGGAGGAGCGGGAGCGCACCGGAGCCAGTGGGTCGGTCAGAAAATTCAAGAACCTCACGGATCTGGGTTTGGCTTTCGGTGAGAATATGGTTTCCCCGCAAAACCCCAGAGAAACCCAGCCCATGTATTATGAGGATGCCTTTGAGGATCTTCTCATGACCCTGACCATGGGGAAGTCTCAGGAGCCGTGAAGGGTGCTCCGGAACTGATCCATAAAAAAGCCCCTGCATCCTTTTCGGTGCGGGGGCTTTTTCTTGTCCGGGGGCCGGGCAGAAAATTTTGTTGCTCATATTCTTTAAAAAATGAGAGACAAGCTTCTTTGTTTTGCATAGATTAGAAACAAAGGGCCTTGTTTCTCATATTCTCGCAAATCTGAGCAACAAACGTCCTTGTGCGGAAGGGATGGGAAGCAAAGGCCTGTCCGTCATTTTCAAAAAATCCCCTGAGGAGCAGACGATGTCCCTGAATCTGGATCAGGCGGTTCATTATCATTACGATGCCTTTCCACCGGAGCGTCTTGATACGGGACGCTTTCTGGAAGAGCTTCTGGATGCCACCGCCGCCATGGCCCGTTATGATCAGATGCTGAAGACCATGCACAACAGCGAAATTCTTCTTGCTCCCCTGAGGAGTCAGGAAGCGGTGCTTTCTTCCCGCATCGAAGGCACCATCAGCACCATGGATGAAGTGCTTATGTATGAGGCGGAGTCCGACGGCTCGGACAGAAACACTTCTGAAACCCGATCCGATGTCATTGAAACCGCCCTGTATCAGCGGGCTTTACGCGGGGCGCAGCAGGCCATGGAAGACGGGTATCCCCTGTCCCAGTCGCTCATCCGGGGAGTTCACCAGACCCTGCTTTCCTTTGGAAGGGGAGCGGCCAAATCTCCCGGAGAGTTTAAGAAAGAGCAGAACTATCTGGCTGACAAGATGAGCCGTAACATCCTCTTTGTTCCCATCAGCCCGGAACGCCTGCCGGAGGGCATGGACAGGCTCTTTGCCTATATCGGAGAAAGCAGGCATCCCTCCCTCATCAGAACCGCTTTGGCCCATGTGGAGTTTGAGGCCCTGCACCCCTTCAAGGATGGTAACGGGCGGATCGGCAGGATGCTCATTACCCTGATGCTCTGGTCTTCAGGGATCATATCCGCACCGCATTTTTACATCAGCGGCTATTTTGAGGAAAACCGGGATACCTACATTGACGCCATGCGCCGGGTTTCAGAAAAGGGAGACTGGGAGGACTGGTGTCGGTTTTTCATGAAGGCGCTGGCGGTGCAGGCGGGAAGAAATCTCGATACTGCAGATCAGATCCGCTCCCTTTACGATGAAATGAAACGGGTTTTTGCGGAAGTGCTTTCGTCAAAGTGGTCCATCGAGGCGCTGGATTTTGTTTTCACCTTCCCGGTTTTCACGGTCAGCAGATTCAAAGAAAAAAGCGGTGTTCCCGCTGCAAGCTCCGCCCGGTTCACCACCTTGCTGCTGGAAAAGGATCTGATCCGTAAAGTGAAGGAGGCAAGCGGAAGAAAACCTGCGGTTTATGCCTTTGAACCTCTGATGCGGCTGGTGAGGGTGTAGAAAGGGGTTTTTCTGATGCCCGGAAGCCCGGCCCTGATCCATAAACAAAGCCCCTGCATCCTTATCGGTGCGGGGGCTTTTGTGCATCTGGGGGTCAGCAACGCCCTGGGGCAGGCAGTGTTCTCATTTTTCCACATCAAATGATGTAGGAAAACAGGAACTGGAGGAAGGGGGGCAGGCCCTTTTCTCAGTCTTTATTTGTTTCTGTCCATATAGCTTCTGATGCCAAAGCCGCTGCCAAGGCCGCCAAGGAACACGGCAAAAAGTTTAATGACCTCCCGGTACAGTTCCTTGTCTGAGCCGACCAGAAAAACGGTGGCGAATATGAACAGAACGGCAAAAACAAGAACGTATATCAGGGTGTATTTTCTGTTTTCTGCGGCATCCCTGAAAGACCTTTCATCATCTTTTTCGGCAAGTTCGAGAATTCTTGTGATGTGGGTTTCATTGATCTTATCCACAAGAGGATGGGGAGCCGGTCCCAACCTGTGCATGGACATCCCGATTTCCAGAACCTTCCTTGCTTCCGGGGGAAGCCCTTTAAGCATCTCCGGCTCCACAAAGCCCACATCATTTTTTTCAGAATACCCTTTGCCTTCTTCTGGGGCGGTATCCTTTGTGTTTGTTTCCGTATCCGTCATTGCAGCAACTCCCGAAGGCGGCCTGAGCTGATTTTACTGACCAGTACCTTTTCAATGCGTTCCGATATTTCTGCACCAGAGTAGGATGCAGCGGCCTGCCGGACAAGGGCATCAAAGGCCTGATCATCCATATGCCCTTCATTGCGGAGACGTACCATATACCGGATGAGATTCTGAAAAGCGGTACGCCGGGCCTGTGCAAGGGTGTCGCTTCTGTCTTCATGGAAAGCCATGGGAACAAAAGGATGCTTCCCTGACTGTCCGTATGTGTTCAAATACATATGCCCTCCGGAACACGGATGGTTTATTGCAAGTAAAAAAATCTGCTGGCAGCAGTATAGCATGACGGGCGGCAGGGGCAATGCCTGTTATAAGGACAAAAGGGGTATTTGCAGAATTTTCGGACAAAAAAAAGACCCGCTCGATTTGTGCATTGGCCCCCTTACAAAGTAAGAGCAGCGGCCAAGAGGCATGGCGAGTATGTTAGATACATCTTACCAACGCCAGAGTACCGACGTCAAAAGGAAAATGCATAAAAGGGGTCTCATAAAAGGGGTCTGCCCCCTTTTCCCTGTAACCCCTTTTCCCTGCTTTTCCTCTTAATCCTTGAATCTTGACACAGCTGATTTCACAGCATTCCCAAGGGAATCCCATGAACTGTCAATGCCTGCTTTCAGGTCTTCCCATGCATCGCCACTGGCACTCTTCAGTTCGGCAAGTTTATTGCTGGCCGATTCACGCTGAGACCGTAATTCCTCAATTTGTTTGTGATATTCAAGTTGTGCGTCGGCTTTTTTAATGTCGGCCTTTGCTTTGAGCTTGTCGATCCTTATACCCCATTCATCTAATTGTGCCTGTAATTTCTGCTCATATTCTTTTTTCATGCTCATGATTTTTCTCCTGCTCGATGTAAAAAAGGGGGGATACCATTTCCTGTTCCCTCATCTGCCTCGCTAAAAATTGCATTCCGGAATCATACCACCCCATGTCAAGTAAATATATATGCTGAATAACAAAAAAGAACATCCATCCACGCTCATCTAAGCACCATTTAAAAAAAGCCCCCCATTCCGGCCCTATAATCTCCGCAGAAATGATCGTTTTTTCTGCGGGGACTTTTCCCCGCCTTACCCCCAAGGCGAGGCCGCCATGCCCTTCCGGATGCTGGAACTTCTCAAAACAGAAATCTGGGCCGCTGCGCCTTCGGCTTTAGATGCCCTCGCTTCGGCCCTGCGCCATTCTGCCGCCGTCCCTTCTTCCCAAACCCCTGATCCGGAGCCGTTCACCCGCTCCGGTGGCATTGCTTTGCTGCCGGTCACGGGAACCCTGTCGCCGGATTACGGCTATGCCGGGGCCTTTGCCCCCCTTCGCACGGGATACAAGGGCCTGCGGGATCAGTTTGATCTCGCCATGGAAGATCCCGGCATCCATACCCTGCTGCTCTGTTTCAATTCCCCCGGTGGCACGGTGCAGGGTTGCAAAGAGCTGGTGGATCACATGGCTTCGGCCAAGACCGCATCGGGCAAACGGGTGGTGGGTTATGTGGACGGGGCCTGCATGTCGGCGGCCATGTGGCTGTCTGCGGTCTGCGATGAAGTGGCTGCTCCGGCCACGGCCTTGGTGGGCAGCATCGGTATTTTGCAGGTCCATGCGGACTGGAGCCGTTTCAACGAAAAAACGGGCATCACCTTTTCCTATCTTTCGGCGGGGAGTTTTAAGGCCCTGCCCAATACAGACAGCCCCTTAAACGATACGGGCCGGGCCTATGTGCAGGAACGCTTAGACAGAATGTACGGCATTTTTACGGAATCCTACGCCAGCCTTCGGGGGCTTTCTCCGGAGAACATCCGGGCCACGGATGGCCGGATCTATCTGGCGGAAGACGGCCTCAAAGAAGGGCTGGTGGATCGCATCACCCCCGGCCTCGAACCCTTTATGGCAGCACTCAGGGAGGAAAACATGGATGTGAACAAACTCAAAGCGGAGCACCCCGCCCTTTACGCCCAGATCAAAGCCGAGGGCGGGGATGCGGTGCGTGCGGAACTGGCACCCACAATCAGTGCGGCCGGAGAGGATATCCTTTCCATGGTGGCCATGGTGGCGGGGCCGGAAGCATCCGGCAAAATCCGCACCCTTCAGGGGCTGGGCCTGAAGGCGGATCAGATCAAGGCCATGGCCGATGCCGGTCTTCTGGCTCTGGGTGGCACAGGCGGAGCCGGTGCGCAGGGCGGCCAGTGGAATGCCCCGGCAGGTCAAGGCAACGGACAGGGCCATCCCGCAGGCAGTCAGCCCAGCGGACAGGCCAATGCCCAGACACCCGCCCCGGCCACAGGCCCCACCGCTGCGGAGATTCTCGCGGCTTTGCAGGCAGCCACCCCTTCCGGTGTTGCGGCGGGAGGTCAGCCGGCGGGTGCAGCGGCCCAGCCCGGAGGTTGGCCGGATTTTCTGGCGCTGGTGGAAGGGCATATGGCGGCCAAGGCCTGTTCCAAAGGCGAGGCCATGCGGGAGATGCAGGCCAAATATCCGGAAGCCCATAAAGCCTACATCCTTGGTCTTCAGAAAGGCGGTGCCGCATGAGCTACGTTCTTGGGCCAAGATCCTACGAGGTGGGAATCGGCGGTGTGGAGTCTTTCCGGATTGTGCAGTTTGACGGGGGCAAGGTGGTTTTGAACAGCGCAGCCGGAACGCCCATCGGCTTTGCCACCACCTATGCGGCGGAAGGGGAACGGGTGTCTGTGCAGCACCTTGGCGTGGACGGCACCTGGGAGCTGGAAACCGCCGGAGCCCTTAGCGCATTGGATTTGGTTTTTGCGGCGGATGAGGGGCGGATTCAGGCCCTTCCTTCGGAAGCAGGAACCTACCGGAAAATCGGCATTGCCCTGAATGCGGCCGCTTCCGCAGGGGAGATCATTGAGGTGTTGCCCTATGATTTCCATGCCACCGTAACCGTTACCTAAAAGGGGTCACCCCTTTTTTCCACCCCGGCCCTCTGGCTTCGAGAGCCTCAGCCAGCGGTCCTTTAATGGGGTCAGCCCCCTTTTCCATGAACATTTCGAGAGCCGGTCGCTGAGGCTCCCGAAGCGAAAGAAAGGAAGTCCCATGCGCGCCACCAGCGGCAGTCTGATCTGGCGTCCCGATCTGGGCGCTACCGTACTCGAAACCCTCCGCGATCCTTCGGAGGGCTATATCGGCCTTTCGGTCATGCCCGTGCATAAGGTCATGGCCAGAGGCGGCACCTATCCCGTGATTCCTGCGGAAGTGCTCTTTTCCGATGAAGACGTGGAACGCTCCCCAAGGGGCCGTTACCACCGGTCGGAATGGGAGTACGAGCGGGGGAAATATGCGGTGTCGGAAAAGGGCCACGAAGAGCCCATGGATGATGTGGAATGGGATGAGCTGGAAAACCAGCGGCCCGGACTGGCCGAAGAAATCGCCACCCGCCGCACCATGGCCATCATCCTCCGGGCGCAGGAAAAGCGCATTGCCGCAAGGGTGATGAACCCTTCCGTATTTACACCCCACAACGTGGCCAAAAAATGGAGCAACCCTGCCGAAGGAACGCCGGTGCAGGATATCCGGGACGGCAAGGCCGCCTTCCGCCAGCAGTGCGGCATGGAGCCGGATGCGCTGGTGCTCTCCTGGCAGGTGGCGGAATGGCTGAAGACCAATGCCGAGATCCGGGAGCAGCTCAAATACACCTTCCCCGGCATTGACTTAAACCGCCTTACGGCGGATCAGCTGGCCCAGATCCTGAACGTGAAAAACGTGCTGGTGGCGGGTGGGATGCGCAATGCCTCGCCCAAGGGCAAGCGGTTGGTTTTTGAAGACATCTGGACGGATACCCATGCCGCGCTGGTGAAGATTTCCGGCAGCTACGACATCACGGAACCCTGTGTGGGCCGCACCTTTGTGTACGCCAAGGATGCCAGCACAGAGCCCATTGTGGAGCAGTACCGGGAAGAGGCCCTGCGCTCGGAGATCATCCGGGTGCGCCATGATGTGGACGAAGCCTACCTGCGCTCCTACTACGATGATGGCCGCATCCGGACAGATGTCTCCGGCAAGTGCTGTTACCTCATGGGTGGGATTAAATAAAGGGGCCACATGGTTGCCCAAAAGGGCAGGCACAGGGGCCTGCCCCCGGAAAAAAGGGGTCAGACCCCTTTAACCCTTCTAAAGGAGACGCGGCGTGCGGATACCGGAAGAACTCCTCAAAGCCTGCATGGAAGTCGCACCCGCTGTTCTGCTGGCCATGCTGGGAGGGATGGTGAGGATGATGCAAAACCCCAAAGCCTTTTCGTGGTGCTGGTTTTTCGGCGGGCTGCTCATGAGTGCCTTTGTGGGCATCCTCGTCTTTCTTCTCATTGCCGATGCCGAGGCCATCTCGGCCAACTTCCGGGCCGCTGTCTGCGGCGTGAGCGGGTATTCCTCCGCCCAGATTCTGGGTTTACTGGAAAAAAAGGTGCTGCGGGCCGTGGCAGAAAGGAGCAAGTGATGCACCCGTTTATGAGCGCAGGATTTGCCCTGCTTCCCGAAAACATGAAAAGCCCGGCGGCCATGGGCATGCTCCACGCCATTGGGATGCAGGAATCCCGCTTTCTTCACCGTCGCCAGATCCGTGGACCCGCACGGGGTTTCTGGCAGTTCGAAAAGGCAGGCATTGCCGGAGTGCTGAACCACCCGGCAAGTGCCGTCACCATCCGCCGGATTCTCGTGGGAATGCGCTACGGCGTGGACGTGGACGAAAGCTATGCCGCCATCGAGCACAACGATGCCCTTGCCTGCTGCTATGCACGGCTTCTGCTCTGGACCATCCCGGAACCCCTGCCGGGGCCGGATGAGCCGGAAAAGGGCTGGCGGCAGTACCTTGCTGCCTGGAATCCGGGCAGGCCGAAGCCCGAAACATGGGACGGATATTTCAGGGAGGCCCAGCGGCTTTCCATGTCAGGAACCTGGAAGTGAAAGGATGGACCATGGCCGCTTCAGGAACCGTCATCCATATGCGGACGGTGCCGGGTAAACCCCTGCACAGGGCGCTGGATAAGCCCCTTTTCTGCATGAACATGGACGGAAGTGCTGGCGAGGTACCAGCGGATTTTGAGTGGGACGGGTCATCGGTGCCGGTCTTGCTTCAGCCCTTTTTCCCAAGGCACAGGCACCCCATTGCCTCCTGCCGCCATGACTGGCGGTGCAAACATGCCCGCAACCACAAAGAGCGAAAGTGGGCGGATCAGGAATTTAAAAAGGATGTGGGCCGCACCTCATGGAAGATCACCGCACAGGCAGGCTATGCAGGTGTTCGCATTGGTGCCCTGCTGGGTATCGGAAATCGCTGGTAAAAGGGAGACCCTTTTAAAGGAGCTGGCCGTGGACTGGAAAGAGATGCTGGAAGAAGATGCCCGAACCATCATCCTGAACCCCGAAGAAGGGGCGGAGTGGATCTTCTACAATGGCCGGGAAATTCTGGCCCGCACCCGCCGCACCGGGGAGATGGAACGGCAGACCGGCGTGGTAAGCTGGGAAATGGAAATCGAGGTGCTGCGTTCGGATGTGGGTGCTTTCCGGGAGGCGGTTCCGGTGATCCTGAACACCACCCACTACAGAACCACACGGGTACTGGTGGAAGGGGATGTGCTGATGAAGATCGGGCTGGTGCGGCATGGATAAGGAGGGAGGCATCCCATGATTTCCCATGTCAGCATTCAGGGGCTGGATGAGGTGGAAAAGCTGCTTGCCCGTGTGAAAAACGGCAGCAAAAAGGCCACCACAAGGGCCTTGAACAAGGGTCTTTCCAAGGCAAAAACCGTGGCCGTGGATACCATATATAAGGAAGTCAACCTCACCAAGACCGTCATCCGCCAGACCATCACGGAACGCAAAGCCACCTACACGAATGCCACCTGCTACCTCCGGGCAAGGGATAAACGCGGTGTTCCCCTCTACGACAAATCCAAGGCCTGGAAGATCAAGGGACAGGTGCCGGGGATGCACTTTGGCGGAAGAAGATCCCAAAAAGGCTTTTCCGCCCTGTTCAAACGCCGCAAGGGCCGGATTCAGTTTCACGAGAAATTTAAACAGGCTGGCTTTGTGGCCACCATGGCCAACGGCCATACCAACATTTTCATCCGCACGGGCAAGCGCCGGGCCAATCCCAGAAAGGGCAACCCCCGTGATGAAAGCATCAAAGGCATCTGGTCATCCTCACCGCCCATGGTCCTGCAGGATGAGGAACGCATGGGACCGGTGCTGCAATCCGCATCCCAAGCCGCACAGGCAGAACTGGACCGGCAGGTGCAGCTCATCCTGTCTGGCATTCAAGGGCTCTGACCCCTTTTAAAGGAGCTGCCATGAACCCATCCATCCGGCAAACCCTGCTGGAAGAACTGGAAAACGTGCTTTCCGGCATCCGCAGGATCAACGGCTTTCATTCCGACATTGGCACGGCCCTTGTGCTGGCCGAAGGCAAGCGGGATCTGGAGGCACTCCCCGCCCTCTGGCTCACCCCCGGAACGGAAGAATGCGAAAGCACCCGCTACGGCGAAGACAGCCTCACCCTGCCGCTGACCATCCGGGCGGGGCTTCGTTACACCCTGCACGATGCCCCGGACCTTCAGGAACGGGCCATGGCCACGGCAGCGGAAAACGTGCTGGCGGATATCCGGCAGGCGCTGGGCCAGTTGGAAGAAGAAAGCGAAACAGCAGACAGCGTCCGCTATGTGTCCGGCGGCGTGGAAGACTGGCCGGACTGGTCTCAGGGCGAAGTGTCTCTGTTTGTGAGCGTTCAGGCAGAAATTGGGTACAGCACGGCCAGAAACAATCCCTATGGGTAAAAAGGGGGCATCCCTTTAAAAAAAATGGAACCACAGAACACACAGAATACGCAGAAAAAGTTGGGACGACATTGCGGCATTTTAAGCCATTGAAAGCATTAAAAACATCGATGGTTGTCAAGGCATCAAAAATCCAGAAAATCAGAGTCCACAGGAGAAACCATGCAGAGAACACAAAGTAAAAAGGGGTCAGACCCCTTTAAGCCATAGAACACAAAGCGTTGTTTTTAAAGGATTATCCTCCATTTTCTTTCCGTGTGTTCTGTGTGTTCTGTGGTTAAAATTTTTATTTTCAAACACAAAGGAGCCTCCCCATGTCCAGAAAAAGTCAGAGTGCGGCCCATGCCCTTCTGAAATACGAATCCGGCCAAAACTTCATACCCATGCAGGCCATGGTTGATTCCGGCGATCACACAACGTTCACCATTACCGCCGCCCCCTGGTCCGCCGCTCCGGGCCGGGAGCCGGTCATCCGGCCCGATGGTCTGGCAACGGGCGGAGCCATCTCCCCGGCATCGGGCCTGAACCGGGTCAGCGTTGCGGCCCTCACGGCGTATCAGTCCGGCAATCTCGTGTCTCTGGCATCGGAAAGCCTCACCATTGCCAGAGCCTCCACGGGCAGCCATAAGATCAGCTCCATCATCCTCACGGATTCCGGCACGCTGGCCACGGAGGAAGGGGCCGACGGCTCTGCCTTTTCGGAATCAAGGGGGGCCGATGGCGGCCCGCCCCTCATCCCGGAAGGAGCCATTGAGCTTGGGCAGGTGCGGCTTTCCGGCGCAGGGGATGCGGCCATACAGGCCACGGAGATTTACAGCGTTCCCGGCACCCACACGGAGCTGTATGATTTTCCCATCTGGAACGAAAATCCCGGCACGGGCGAGGTGGAATTTGTCACGGCCCTGCCCCCCATCCATGCGGGGAACAAGCCCAGACGGGTGTTCATTCAGGTGTATACGCCCATCTTTGCGCCGCTGGAACCCACCTCGGACTTTGTTCCACCGGAAACCACCTATTCCCAGTCGTCCACGCAGGTGTACGGCGGCACCATCGGCTCCAGCTCCAAATCCCTTGCTCAGGGGAGCTTCACGGCCTACCTGAAAGACGGCGTGACAGACCCCATCATTGCGCTGGAAGGACAGGAACTGTGGTGGCAGTTTTTCCCCCATCGGCTCCGTGCGCCCCAGCTTCTGATGCAGGCCACGCTGGGCATGGGCAGGCAGTACCCGGCCGGAGACGGCATCCGGGCAAACTGCACCCTCAGCGCCAGTGGCCCCGCCATTCCGGTGAAGGAATGATGGATGTTCAGGCCTTTCTCCGGGCTTCCTTTCGGCCCCGGACCCGGAGACTGCCTGCACCACAGGAGCTGCATGGTTTTTTTGGAAATCCCGCAGAAGCGGTGTTTGAGGTGCGGGGCCTCAGCGGGGAAGAGCTGGCTCGGGTGCGGTCTGCCGTGGAGCGGAACCGGGATCTGGGCCAGCTTGTGGAAAAGCTCTTTGGCGATCAGGAAGACAAGCTGGATGCCATCCGCACGCTGGCCGGGGTGAACCCGGATACTCTGCCCGATGATCTGGCACGGCGCATGGCCCTTGTCTGCGAAGGCTGCACAGCCCCGGCCTTTGACGAGCAGGCCACGGTGAAGCTCTTTCAGGTGCAGCCCGTTTTTGCCTATCAGCTTGCGGATACTGTTTTGAATCTGACCGGCGAGGGCGCAAGTCTGGGGGAGTAGAAGCCCTCTGGCGGGATCAGGGCATACGGGCGGCCTTAAATCTCGGCCACGCCAGGGGGAAGATGCTGTTTGAATTAAGGCCGGATGTCTTTCCGCAGGGGTTTTTGACGGGGGTGGAAACGGCGCTGTGGGGGAGGTTTTATGAGGAGCTGAACAGCCAGTAAGGGGCAGGCTCCTGTGCCTGCCCTTTCTTTTGCTTGACAATCCAAGGTCTGGACGTACAATATGTTGTACAGGAGGAACCAGATATGGAAGCTATCACCTATACCGCTGCAAGACAAAATCTCGCCAAAACAATGGACAGGGTTTGTGAAGACCGCTCGCCAGTTATTGTGACGCGGAAATCATCCAATGCCGTTGTGATTATGTCCCTTGAGGATTATGAAGCCCTTGAAGAAACAGCCTATCTTTTACGGTCACCGAAAAATGCAAGGCGTCTTCTGGAATCCATGGCCCAGCTTGAAAACGGCAAAGGGCTTGAAAAGGAGCTTAGGGATTGAAGCTCATTTTTTCTGCCCATGCATGGGACGATTACCTTTTCTGGCAAAAAACCGACAAACAGACCCTGCGCCGGATTAATACCCTGATCAAAGAAACAATGCGTACCCCCTTTGAAGGTATCGGAAAACCGGAACCCTTAAAACATGCCCTCTCAGGCTACTGGTCCCGAAGAATCAGTGATGAGCACCGCTTTGTCTATAAGGTCTCTGGGGATGCCATTGAAATAGCACAGTTGCGGTATCACTATTGATTTTTTGAGTAAAAGGGGGTTGACCCCTTTTCTTTTACGGTTTCTTCCTTCAGAGCCAGTTCTTCCGGCGTAGGCAGAAAGTCCGCAACGGGCCTGACTTTCCCCATAGGTTCATCCGTGTATTGGATTCTGTTTTTCATATATCTTCTTTCCTTTCCGCCAGAGCATACATAAAAGGGGTCTGGCACCTTTTATGTTTTCTTTTTGCTTTTTAGCTTATTTACAGTAACTCACATGTAATTTAATTTTGGGGAATACTCTGCCTTGAACAAAATCACTCCATATTTCTTGGCAATTTAGATTAGGCCAAAGATAATTAACAATATGAACATGTGCTCCAAGCACCCAGTGGTTATTACGATTATCAGTTTCATTTATTTCAAAAAAAACAAAATGCCATTCACTCAGTGGGTGTATACGTTCTTTAGAAAAAAACATATGCCCAACTTTATATTTTCTTTCACCATGTGTTTTAAATAATCTTCTTATAGCTTTTTTCCCTTCATTTGATTTTCTTAATATTTCATCACCGTCAAGAATTTTCCAATCATCTTCTCTAGTTTCAAGATGATCTGGCACGAAATCAAAGTAATGCATTAACAACATGATTCAATCTTGTACGCCCAAGTTGACATTTTATAATAAATTCTGAAAACTCATCGGAACTGATTTTAATTTTTTTACATAACGCTGTAAGTTCTTTTTTTGTTTTGCAATTGATAAGTGAAGAAAAATTATTAGTCATATTGCTTTTGCTACAGCCAAAAAAACGTTGGCCCCTTTTATGTTTTGTCAGTAACTTTAGCTAAAAGGGGTCTGACCCCTTTTGCTGGGGAAAAGGAGGAAAGGGGGCTGACCCCTTTTTGTTTTATACTTTTATTGGTTTTAGCCAAGCATATTTCTTAATGCATGAATATTTCTTTGTATTCTTTTGTAAGCCATCCCATATGAACTTAAATGACATCCCCTCCATAGAAATATTATCAACGGTTAAATCATTGTCTTTCGTTACAGCATAGTTCTGAGCGGTAATAAAATGTTTGAATTTTTTTAAGTTACCTTTGTTGAAATATGACCCTTCGTTAGCAGCCATTAAAAAAAAACAAGCTTTAGGCTTAAGGCCAGAGTTTTTAAGGTAGTTCAAGCGAGCTAAATCTCGATAGACAGCACGGCGAACTTGAGTGATATTTGAACCACCCTTTTTAGTTTTCTTTGGTAGCTTAAATTCAATTGCAATTTTGAATTCTGGGTCAGTATAAAATAGTAAATCCAAATATTTGCTTTCACCGTTTAACTCGTCAAAACATTTATTTTCAAAATCGATACAAAGTTCGTGGCCGACTTCGTGTAAAAGTTCTATGGCAAATAAAAAACATAGTGTTTTTTCGCTTGAAAGCTCATGACCACTTTCAATTTTACTTCGAACAGCATTCCAACATTTTAAAACTATTTCATCTATAGAATTTGAATCAATTACCATAGGTTATCTTTCGGGTTTGGTATAACGCCCAGCGTAACCGGCCGGCTTTACCCGAAGCGAACGCGCAGGGTGAAGCCGTCCGAGTTGACGCTGTTGTTAGAGATCTAGAAGTGAAACTTAACCCCGGCACTGATCGCCGACAAATCATATCCGCTTTCATCCAAGTACTGCGTGTACTCAACATTCAAGCCAATCTGTTCTGAGGGATAGAACTCGGCACCAAATCCGTACGATAGCCCACTATCAGTATCGGAGCCTGAAAACCCATTAGCCGAAAATGTGGCCTTTGCGTCTGTAAAACCGAACAAGCCATAAATAGACGCTGCTTCGCCCAGCGGGAGATGCCCCACAGCATAAAAGCCAAAAAGACGATCAAGCTCCACATCAACATCAACCGCCGGGCCAAATCCGTCAACACGTACCGTATCATCGGAAAGGCCAATACCGAGCCGCCCTTCGATCGCGATCTGGTTCGCAACAAAATACCCAAGGCGCCCAATCAATGCGGTAGGATTTGCATCGTCCGATATACCATCCTCATCGTATTTCAGCTGACTGAACGTAATCCCACCATAAGAAGTTCCTTGACTCATGGGGTTTGCCATCAAAACGGTCGGCAAAACGGCAAGGACAACAGCGACTGCTGATGTGAGGTGCATTTTCATCTTATTTCTCCTTCTGTGTTTGGATCTACTTGCCAACTCTAACAAAATACTATACAGTTCTGTATAATATGCAGACTGGGGTGTTATACTGCCCACAACCCCACTGCACCCTCAAAAAACGATTCTTTTCCATACCCCACCCACCCCCTTCTGGCAAGCCCGGCATACATTTCCCGTAACTTTTCCCATATCCCCAACAGCGCCTTGACATTCCATTCCGGTCTGGGTACAGTTTTTATACTGCGGCAAAAAACCGCAGCCGGGATTAGCCTCCCGCTTGAACAGTAGGCGCGTAGCGCCCTTCCAGAAATGCAGGCGCATTTTTTGTGCCCATGCATACCCTTATGGCGGGGCTGCGTGTGGGCTCTTCGGAGCGCCGGTTCCTACTGTCCGGTAAGGCTAACCCACGCAGCTCCGTCACCCACTGATTAGCCTCAGTTGTGGCGGATACCTCTTATCCTTTATTCAGTAGGAGAAACGCCATGGAAAACCAGCAACCCACCCTTGATTTTACCTTTCAGAATCTCGTTGTCAGAACCCTCACTCAGGAAGATGGAAGCCTCTGGTTTGTTGCAAGGGATGTATGTGATGCCTTGGGTATTACCTGGAGCGGGAACAAAATTCTTGCCTCGATTCAGGATGAATGGAAAGGGGTCGTAAAACTCACGACCCCTTCTTCCGAAGACCACCGGGGCGGCGGTGAGCAGCAGCTCATCATCATCAACGAACCCGCCCTCTACAAGCTGGCCTTCCGGTCCAACAAACCCGCTGCCGAAGATTTCACCAACTGGGTAGCCAGTGAAGTTCTCCCCGCCATCCGCCGAACGGGCCGCTACGGGGCTTCCGCTCCTGCCCCCCTCCCCCATGGCCATGAAGACCAGATCCTTCTGGCAAGGCACCTTGTCCGGGAAGTGAATGGTATGCTGGCAAGTTTACACACCCTGAGCCAGCTTCATCAGAATATGGTGGTATCCGTAAACAATGTCCTGCGGACGGTCTGTGTGCTGAACCCGGAAGTTCACCACGAGGCCTTTGTTCAGTCCCTCCGGAGTCAGGGCGGCGGCAAGTAAGCCTTTTCTGATTTCATTAATGAAGCCCCTGCATCGGTTCCGGTGCGGGGGTTTTTTGTTTGTGGCTTTACCCCGTCAAGCTAAATCATGGCCTGTTTAAGCAAAAAGAACATGCATCTGCGCGAATATAAGGTGCAAATGGCAAATGCTGTTATCTGTGGGCCTATACTGCGAAGGGGCTGCCCTTATTAAGGTCTTTAATGACCTTAATAACCAAGGACCATCAATAAGGACAAACGGCTTAAGGTCCTTAAGGTCTTTAAGGTCCTTAAGGAAGGCAGTCTTTTGTGGCAGGCCGGGCCACCGGGCTTCGAGAGCCGGTCGCTGAGGCTCCCGAAGCGCAGCCACCGGACGGGCTTTAAACCCTCGGGCAGGCCCCTGCAACAACACCGAATCAAATAAAGGGGCATCATGTCCAACGTGGAAAAAATAGTCAAAATAGTCTTTGCGGGGGATGATCAGGTTTCTCAGGTGGCCACGGGCATCAACACCAATCTGGGCAAGCTGGGAGTGACCATGAACGTCATAGAAGATGGCGTCCGCAGTGTCACCAAGCCCATGGCTGCCATGGCCGATGCCACCCTCACCACCACGGCGGCCCTTGGAGGCATGGCAGCAGCCGGAGCCGGGGTGGCCATTGCCGCAGCCGGGGAGTGGTCCGATTCCTTCAATGAGATTTCCACCCTCATTGATGCCACGGGCGATGACCTCAGCGCCTTCCGAAAAAATCTGCTGGACTATGGCGCGGATTCCTCCTTTGCCATGTCCGAAGTCAACGCCGCCACCTATGCGGCCATCTCTGCCGGTACGGACTACAAAGACGTCATCAGCCTCATTGCCCAGACAGAACGCCTTGCCATCGCAGGCAAGGCCGAGCTTTCGGATACCACCGTGGCGCTGGTTTCCACCATGAACGCCTACGGAGCCAGTGCGGACGAAGCCTCCCGGTACTCGGACATTCTTTTCAACACGGTCAAATCCGGCCAGACCACCCTGCCGGAGCTGTCCAAATCCCTCTCACAGGTCACATCCATAGCCGCCGCAGGCGATGTTCCCTTTGACACGCTGGCCGCATCCATTGCCGTGCTCACGGCCAAGGGGATGCCCACCAGCGAAGCCATGACCGCCATCCGGGGAGCCATTCAGGCCATCATCAAGCCATCGGAGCAGGCCGCCAGAGAAGCCGAGGCCTTAGGCATCGGCTTTGATGTTTCTGCCCTGAAATCCAGGGGCTTTGAAGGGGTGATGCAGGATGTGTATGCGGCCACGGACGGCAATGTGGAGACCATTGCAAGGCTCTTTGGCAGCGTGCAGGGGCTTACGGGTGTGCTGGCCATGTTTGGTCAGGACGGGGGCGAGCATTTTCTTTCTCAGATGCAGCAGATGCAGGCCTCTTCCGGCGCTACGGATGAAGCCTATGAAAAAATGGCCCGGAACATCACCTTTCACAACCAGCAGCTTCTCAATTCCATGCGGGCCACCTTTGTGAGCGCAGGCCTGCCCCTTTTGGATGAATACGGCGATGCCGTGGGTGCCCTGTCCGAGATCTTTGGCGGGCTTCGTACCAGCATCGATGCCGGGGCCTTTGATGAGCTGTATGCCCGTCTTTCCAAAAGCGCCGGAGAGTTTACGGAATGGGCTTCCGGTATCGGTCAGGCCCTGCCCGAGGCACTGGAGGGCATAGACTGGTCCCGGTTTACGGCAGGGGCGGATGAGCTGAGCGAAACCATCAAAGGGCTGTTTGATTCCATATTTCAGGGGCTGGACCCTACAAAACCGGACGAGCTGGGCCAGATTCTTCAGGTGCTTGTGGATGGCATGGGCAGCCTTGCCACGGCATCATCCGGCATTCTGGAAGCGTGGAATCCTCTCTTGCAGCTGGGTGGGGATCTCATAACAAAATTTGCAGAAATGGACCCGGCACTGGTCAAAACAGCCGGTCACAAGCTGGGTCTGGCCCAGCGGTCTGAGTTTTTGACGGAAAAGTTCGGCTTCTGGAAAGGGATGCTGATTTCTTTGTTTTTGCCCGTCCGGGACACAGAGACCAATATCGACCGCATGAACGTGGCCCTTGCCGGTGCGGGGGTTTATGTTCCGCAGAACACGGAAAAACTCCGGGAGATGGCCGAGGCCACGGACCAAACCGCCAAAGCCATGGAGGGCGGTGCCGGGTCTGTGGGGGAGTTTGCCGAAGAGCTTGAAAAGCTGGCTGAAAATAATGAGGTGGAAATAAAGGTTTCTGCGGAAGAGATCGAAGCCGCACGGGAACAGATGAAGGCGCTGGGGCTGGATGCCACCCATTTGTCCGAGGAAGTGATCATTGATTTTCTTATCCATAAGGACGAGGCCTCCTGGGATGCTTTAAAGACCGCCCTTGCGGATATCCCCGATGAAAAATCCACCAAAGTCACTGCGGAAGCAGATGAAAAATCCCTGGAGGTGGTCAAGGGTGTCATGGCCTTCACGGATGATGAGCAAAAGATCACCTATGTTGCAGGCCCGGACAGGGCTTCCATTGAGAAAACCAAAGAAGAGCTGGAAAAGGAAATCCCCCCGGAAAAACGCCTTGAACTGATGCTGGAAATGGACAAGGCCCAGCTCAAGGAAGAGACCGAGCGCATCAAGGCCACCTTGGCGGTGCTGGATACCAGCATAGAGTGGACCGCCAAAATGAACATCGCCGAACTGGAAGCGGATGCGGACAAATTTAAAGCCATCATGGGCAGCATGGACAATACCATCAGCTCCACGGGCAGCCTGTTGGACAGTCTTTTTGGCAAGCTGGGGACCATGGATAATATGGGCGATAAATTTATGCTGGAAGATCAGATCCGCAAAGAACAGCGCATGCGGCAGGAAGCCCACGACAAGCAGATGCAGATGACGGATCTGGAAATAAGCATGTTGCAGGAAAAACAGCAGCGCCTGTTGCGGGGGACAGAGCAGTCTTTGATTACCATCAACGGCGATGGCCTTGCCCCCCACCTTGAGGCTTTTATGTGGGAGGTTTTAAATGCCATTCAGGTGCGGGTGAACGAAGAGGGCATGGATATGCTGCTGGGCAGTTAAAAATAAAAGGGGTCAAACCCCTTTCAGCCCGTAAAACCCTTCGGGGTGAATGCCGGGCCGCAGCAGCAAGGCCATTGCCTGCTGCAAAAGACAGCCTTCATTAAGGACCTTAAGGACTTTAAAGACCTTAATAACCAAAGCCCATAAATAAGGACAAACGGCTAAAGTCTTTAGGTCTTTGAAGACCTTAATAACCAAAGCCCGTAAATAAAGACAAACGGCTAAAGTCCTTAAGGTCTTTAAAGTCTTTAAGGAAGGCAATCCACAGGGCAGGCAGAACATCCGCTACCTGTAGCGGACATTCACCCCGAAAGCGCTGGAAACCGCTGGGGTAACCACCACAGTGCTTTTTTTTGAAAGGGCGAGCATGAACATCATTGTAACAGCCCCTGAATTTGACATGGACGGCACCCGCATCCTGCGGCAGCACCCGTCCGCCATTCCGGGCAACAGAACCGGCGCCCGCAGAACCTCCCGCACGGCCACCCTTGATGGCGGGGCTTCTGTGTATGACACGGGCTACGCCGCCGCAGACCGCACCCTCAGCGTTTCCACGGATATCCGGCATCTGCCATGGCTCACCCGCATGGTGAAACTGTACGGGGAAGTCCGGGTATCCACGGAAGAGGGCCTGTTTTTTGGGGTGCCGTCTGCGTGGCAGGCAAGGGATAATCTGGCAGGTATGGAGATTTTAATTTTAAGGGAGGTGTAAATGGCCGTATCAAAAACGCTGGCCAACGGGCTTTTATTCGAGATGGGCAGAGGGAATATCAATTTTGAGACGGGCAGCTTCCGTGTTCTGCTGATGAGTGCCGGGTATGCCTTTGATCGCAACACCCACAAAACCTACGGGCAGGTTCTGGCGGATGAGGCCTCCGGAGAAAACGGTTATGATGCGGGGGGTAAAGCCCTCATCGATGACATGCCGTGGTCGCAGGATGATGCGCAGAACAAAGCCCTCATCCAGTGGCAGAATACCACATGGACTGCAGACGGCGGCAGTATCGGCCCGGTTGCATCCGCAGTGGTGCTCCAATGGGATGAGGCGGACCCCGAGGCCAGCCTGATTGTGGGGCATATCGCCTTTGGTCAGAACATTACCGTCACAAACGGCGTGAGTTTCCAGCTTCAGGAGCTGGGATTTGATATGGATGGAGGTGTATAATATGGCCCTTCAAAACTTCTATAACACAGCCTTTAGCGGTTATGATGCCGCGCCGGTTCTGGAGGTGTGGGACGATGGAAAAGCACTGGTTTTTTCAGTGTACATAAGCACTCCGGACCCCGCCAGTCTCCCCGCAACGTTTACGCTGGGATGGGGCGGCTTTGATATGGACAGCTGCATTTCCCACATACACGGGGAGCTGACGGCAGAAAAGCCCGTGTTCATACTGTCCGTTCCGGTGTTTTTGCAGCCATACAATAATATGTTCCTTAAAGCCACGGGATCAGCGGATCTTGGTTGCTGGGTTTCCTATGATGATATGGCAGAAGCGTGATGGGACATAAGTACAACATCCCCCCGCTGGCTCTGGGGCATGATGTCTGGGTGAAGGCTGAGCTGATGGGGCTGGTTCTTCCTCCCCTGAAGAGGACCGGCACAGACCCCGGCGGAGACACCGCTCTGCCATGCGGCCATTTTCGCATGACTGCCCGGCTTTCCGGGCAGCCCCGTTCGTTTGCCCGCCATGCAGGGCGTTTTTCTGTTCAGCCGGTTTTGTCAGGGAGTCCGTCGGGGCTGATGATCATGCTTTCCTGCGGCAGGTTTACGGCTGCGGCTGGCATTACCGGGCCGGGACTGCTTCACGGCTATCCCGTGCAGGCGGGGGTGCTGTCTCCTGTGTGCAGGCTGTCCGGCCGGTGGGAGCATATCGTCTGGTGGCTGAAACATCGGGCACGGTCTGCCCAGCGGGTATTTGTCTGCGTTATCACCGGCACCGCCAACGGCCTTGAGGATCTGGAAATCCCCATATCTTCCCTGCAGTACCGGCTATACGGCCACGGCGGGTCATATCTATCCGTGGTGATCCCCAACGCCGTGCAAAACACCGCAGCCATCACCGCCCGAAAGGGCGGGCAGATTGTGCTTTATCAGGGCATCCGCTACGCAGACGGCAGCAGGGATCTGGCGGAGATGGCAAGGGCTGGAAAAATCAATATCCGCCACGACACCGGAGGCCGCAACAGCTCCGTCACCCTCACCGCAGGGGAAAGGCTGTCCTTTTCCTTTGACCCTGCCATCCCCAAGCGATCCGGCCCCCTCATCAGCACGGCCCTGCAGGCGGACGGTCAGACACGTATCCGTTGTGCTCCTGTTTTCGGCCTCTTTCCGGGGGATACGGTGCAGACACCCCAGGGCAATTATGTGGCAGAACGCATATCCGTTTCCGTGGGCCGCAATCAGGCCACCATGGAAATTCTCACAGCATAGGGGGCAGGCATGGCAGTGGCAGAAATTCTGGAACATCTGGGGGATGGCAAATACAGGGTGCAGGTGGCCTGTCACCGGGAATGGATTCCTCCCCTTATGGAAGCCACCCAAAAACGAATCGATTTTTACGAAGACGCCATGGCGGAGCTGTTGGAAGAGATCCACCGCTTTGCAGATGAGACCACGGCAGCGCTCAATGCGCTGGATAAGCTGCTCTGGGAGTATGCGGGGCAGCAGATCAGCGATGCCCGGAAACGGGCTGTGATGGACGCGCAGACACAGATACAGCTCCGCAGAAACGCAGAAAACGCCGCCCGTGCCCAATATGCACAAATGGACCTGCGGCTGATGGCCAATCAGCAGCGCATGAAGGATCTGCAGGAATTAAAAGACCGGGTGGACAATGATGTCCGGGAGATCTGGTGTGCGGACTTAAGCGAAAACCTCACGGGCAGGATGCCCACCATGGAAATCAACGGAGAGCCGGAGCATATGATACTGGCTCCGCAGTCTCTGGAGCCGGGGCCGGATACTCCGGACCCGCTGCCCCACGGCATGCTCAAGCCCATGCCTGCCATGACAGCAGCACAGGCGGTGTTTAACTGGACCATCATGCCCGGCTGGCAGAAATGGAAACCCACATACAGGACTGGCGTTATTGGAAGCATAGATACCGCAGCGGGCACAGCATCCCTTACGCTGGATGAGGCCCGGTCTTATATCAAAAACTTTGAAATCAATCAGGAAGATACGCTGAATGCCGTGCCCATCGACTACATGGACTGCCACGCCGGGGCCTTTGGAGAGGGGGATCATGTGGTGGTGATGTTCAGCGATCAGGATTTCAACCATCCGAGGGTGATTGGTTTTGTGGAGGAACCCAAGGGTTGCGGGTCTGTATTTTTTACCGTTGTCAATGACTGGGAAAGCCGTCGCAGCGGCTTTGGCTGCGTGTATGAATGCGACCCTCTGCTGACAGCGAGGAAGGGTGTCCGCCAGCACGGGGCGCTGCCCCAGCCCAGAATACAGGCGAGCTGGAACCCCCACCAAAGGGTGCTGTGCCAGACTGTCTCCGCATATAACAGCAAGGACAGGCTGGTGCTGGTTTCGCAGGATGAAGGAACCCTGGTATGGGACGGATTTACCGCCCATTTTGCCGATGCCATACTGGGATGCTCCCTCCCCCCTTTGGGAAAAAAGCTGGGTGTCAGGGCCACTGTGAGTGGGGTGCGGAGAATCTGGACAGCAGGGATGTGTGCAGCGGACGATGAGTACATTTATGTGGTCTATACTTACGCGGACAGTATAGATATGACCACTATTTCCTGGGTTTATCACAAGATCATGGTTTTTGATTTTGGTGGCAGTTTTATCAGGGAGTCTCCGCAGTGGAGGATCAGCGTCCCATGGTACAATATGGCGCCAGTGGTGGCCCGGATGCAGGTAACAGGGGGTAGGTTGATTCTCGGCCATGCACCATCCATATCTGTTTCTGCTGCTCCTGAGTGCTATTTTTGGGAAATCAGCCCCGTGACATGGGAGCGCAGGATCGTGTCTCTCCCACGATTGGGCAGTGTGACAAACCGACAGTATTCTCCGTTCGCCACCAATGGGGTTTTCGTTTTTTTTGCCTTCAACGAGGGAGACACGATCTGCTGCGCCATGGCGGACATGAACGGTGCGCTTCTGGATACCTCTGCCAGCACCATAACCGCCAGCATGGTGGGCAACGAGACATTCCATGCCGCCTGCACATCCTCCTATGTTTATTTCTGTATCGGCGGCAGGGTGTGTATGTGGCAGATAGACGCTGATGAAAAAAAGCTGGTCCCCATGGAAGACGTTGACGTGACCGCGCTGATTGATATGGGGCCAAACAAATACGTCATGGCGGTGCAGGCAGGGTGAGGCGCAGGCTGTTGCATCACCGGGCCGGAAAGCAGCAACTCTTTAAATCGGCAAGGGCTTGTGTTTATCAAAAAGGGCAGTCTTCATTAAGGTCGTTAGAGACTTTAAGGTCTTTAAAGTCCTTAAGGACAACAGCCAATAAAAACCAGAACCGGGCCGGAACCCGGCCTTAAATTTCAATGAAACGCTGAAGGCCTTTGGATGATTTTTTCTGCGCTCAAGCTGCAGGCTGAAATAACACGCCAGCGAAGACAGCAACCAGACTGACTAAAACAATCATAATCAGTGCACCATTCAGCAGCCAGACTTTCCTTTTTAGTGCCCTGTATTTTTTTTGTGCATCTTTTTTTGTTGCAATTATTTCGCATCCCATTGAAGAATGCGGTTCTCCCCGATACCTGTCATATACAACCCTGCATAAAGGACATTCATACTCAGGGAAGGGGTCTTCGGCTTTTCTGAAATATCCGCACTTTGGGCATTCCATAGACGTATCTCCTCTTCTTGATTTATGACACAATAAAAATCATATTCAAAAAAATCCGTCAACAACAAAACACTGTTTTTTTTATTTGTGGGATAATGCAACTTCACAAAATGACATAAGGTATTATTATTAAAGAATTTGTAAAGCACATCAAACAAGGCCTTTCTTCACTGACATATCACCGGATTGTGTTAAAATGATAAAAAAGAACGGATCCCTACTGATATATCAGCAAGCCGTATAAAAACCATGCAGAGAAGAGACCTCCGGAAAAACCACCCCGTCAAGCAAATTCTTGCCCCAATCAGACAAAAAGAACATCCATCCACGCCCATCTAAGGTCCAAACAGCAAATACCGCCCTTTCCGGGCCTATACTCCATGGGGCCGTTTTTTTATCCATCATCAACCAACCCTCCCCGGAAGGAGCCTCCCATGACCGCAGCAAGTATCTGGACTTTACCGGAGCTGGAAGCCAAGATTTCTGACCTTAAAAAAGCCCTGTCCGCAGCCATGCTGTCCCAGGAGTACACCACCTCCGATGGCGTCAAGGTCACACGGGCCAGCCTGCCGGACATCCAGTCCGGTTTACAGTATTTTGAAACGGAAAAGGCCAAGCTCATGGCCATCACCCGACCCCGCATCCTGCACGGGAGGGCCGCCCGATGACAGCACCCCTCAGCATCCCATCCATCCGAAATCTTGACCTCAGGCCTACCCAGCCCGGACCCGTGAGCGGCGGCAATACCTTCGGCTACAGTCGCAAGGGGGCCGGGCGCAAGGGAAGCCTTGGCAAGTGGTACGGCCAGAAGCTCTCCCGCTTCACCGAATCCCGCGAACGGGAGATCCTCACGGGCCGGGCGGCAGACATCATCGGCTCCGACCCCCATGCGGCCAGTGTGTCGGACTCCATGGCCACCCACATTGTGGGAACGGGCCTCACGCCCCAGCCATCCCCCTTTTTTAAGGCCCTTGGCATGACCGAAGATGAGGCCCAGGACATGCGGGAGGCCTGTCGTCTGGCATGGATCAGCTGGCAGTCGGAAGCGGATGCCCGTGGCCGTCTGCCCTTCTGGATGCTCTCTCTGCTGGCGGTCTACGACTACTTCACCCACGGGGAGTTCTTCCAGCAGCCCGTGATGCTGGACAGCCCCAACCGCACCTTTTCCCTTGCCCTTCAGCAGATCAGCCCTTCCCGTGTTTTCACCCCGGCGGACAGGCAGGACAACGGCGCCTTCCGGGATGGCATTGAGATCGGCACCATGGGCCAGCCCCTGCGCTACTGGGTGGCGGGTGTGGATGCCAGAACCGGAAAGATGGCCCGGAACGCCGGAGACTTCACCCCGGTTCCCGCCTGGGTGGGCCACAGGCCGGGGATTTTCCATGGCATGATATCCAAGGGAACGGATCAGTACCGGGGGGTTTCTCCGCTGGCACCGGCCATGAAGCTTTTTCGGGATCTTTCGGATTATCTGGATTTTGAGGTGGTGGGTGCCATTGTGGCGGCTTCCTTTCCCGTGTGGATCGAAACGCCGTACCCCAGTGAAATGGCGGAACAGTTCCTCGATAAAAACGAGATGTCCCAGCGGGGCGAGGAGTATCAGGAGGTGGCCCCCGCAGGCATCTACTACGGACGCTCCGGTGAGCGGCCCCACATCCTTTCCACCACAAGGCCGGGCAACACCTTTGAGCCCTTTGTGGAGCGCCTGCTCCGGGGCATCGGCGCCTCCGTGGGGCTGCCCTATGAGGTGATCTCCAAAGACTTTTCCAAAACCAATTACGCTGGCGCACGAGCCGCTCTGCTGGAAGCCTGGAACCTTTTCAGCCTGTACCAGCAGTGGCTGGTGAGCGGTTACATGCAGCCCATTTATGAGATGCTCATGGAAGAGGCCTATCTGCGGGGCTGGATCAAAATCAAGAAACACTGGCCGGACTGGTACGCGGCAAGGCGGCTGTACACCCACTGCCGATGGATACCGCCCCGGCGTGGCCATGTGGACCCGTCCAAGGAGATTTCTGCCATTATCGACGCCATGAACAGCAACATCATGACCCTTGGGGAAGCCATTGCCGAGGTGCGCGGCGGCTCTGCGGACTGGGAAAGCATTCTGGAGCAGAGGGGAAGAGAAAGGGCCAGAGAGAAGGAAAAGGATCTGGTGGTGGAGAGGGGGAGGAAGGCGGTTTGGAAGGATGGGGAGGAGGAATAA